ATGTCTTTGTAAGAACGCAGCCAAACTAAATTGTTCCCAAATAGAAAGTTCAGCTGCTGTTCTTATACCCTCTCCTACGTCAACTGGCACTTCGACTACCATCGTAGAATCTTCTGAACCGAACGCTGGTTCTATTTTATAACCTGCTTTTTTCAATGGTTCTAATAACTCTGAATGATTTGAAAGTCTAATTCTTCTAATATAAAATCTACTTTCGGGATAATGTAAACCTGGAGTAGCACCAGCTAGTAATGAAACTGTACCACTTGGTTTAACTGATGTGGTTTTTATTGATTTTGGTACAGCGAACCAATCACTATATTGTTTGTCCCATTCTTGAATAGTGTCATAGCCAGTCTCTAACCAATTCTGTAACTCATCTAATCCTTTAGCTGTTATGAACTGAGCAACACCACTTACTGAACAACCAATTCTTCTGTTTCTCAACATAACACGATTAGTATCTGACCAATGAGTTCTACCAAGTGTTACTGTCTTGGCATACAGATATGCATATTTAAGTGTTCGTTGATAGTCCTCTAGTGAATCGTGATTATTTGGAAATGTCTCTACTAAACAACATAACTCATATGATTCTAATGATTGTTCTAAACAAGGATTACCACCCATAACTCTATGGTCTTTATTATCACCACCATTCTTCATCCTTGAATATGACCTCATATTTTCTAACCAAGCAAAACCAGGTTCACCATTGTCTACTATTCTCTTACAAACGTCTGTATAATCCATACCTAACTCTGCGAAGATTGAGTTGTTTGATGTCCAACCATATTGGTCTCTATGTGGATTTACTTTATAGTTTTTTAAATCTAAGTATTCTTCATTATGTGGGTCACCAAATACAATCTCTGCTGTACGTCTAACGTTACCAGCGACAACACACTTACCAATTAGATTCATAATATCTACGATTGTTGTGATTGTAATAGGTTCACCACTATTTTTTTCTAATACATTTCTGATGTCTTCGTGAACTTCCATTAATGGTTCGGGACCAGAACTCATACCTCCAAAACCTTTAATTGGTACCCCTGCAGGTCTAACTTTTTTATAGTCAAATTCTACAGAAGCTGTACCATGAAAATAACTTTCTAATAATAATTTAAGTGATTCAACCCAACCTTCACGAGTATCTGGTACTACATACTTAGTTAAATCTCTTGACTTATCAACACCTTTAACAATTATTTCCCCCGCTCCTTTAGTATCAAATCCTACTCCAACACCTAACATACTTGCATCCATTAAGAAACAAAATGGTTTGGAATAATCTTCTTTAATTGTTTTTGTTGATACGAACGCACAATTGTTAAGTGCGGCATACAATCCTTTTTCTTCAGTTATTGGTGTTCCCATAGCCCATAAACCACGACCTGGTGGTAAGAACTTCATATTGAAGATTCTATCATACATCTCTTGAGCTGACTTTTGACCTTGCCAAGGATTCCAACCTAACTGATGTGATTCAATATGATTCTTTTGCATAGAGTAAGTACCTTCTACAACTCTCTGAACAGTTTCCCACCATCTTTCGTTTTTACCATCATCTTTAATACGAGAATATGTTCTCATGTAAACTAATTCACCTAATCCATTAAAACCGAAAGGTGGTTTTTTTCTCTTGTACTTATCTATAAACTTTTCCGATAACTTAAATTTTTCCATCTAACTAACTCCTATTGTAATCTTATTCTCGTAACAAATATAAGTATAATATATACGAAAGTATTTTCACGATTTATTCAAATCCTTCAACATTTTTTTCCATATCTTTATATTTGTTAGCTAACTCTTTTCTAATATACTCTTCACTATTATTCATCTTACTTTGTGCATCTTTTCCGAACTGACTACTACCTTCAAATATCTGAACTTGTCCGATATTTGTGTTTATTGTTGATGGATAAGTAACACCATCGATTCCAAATCTATTTTTAATTACGTGAAATCTACCTGTGTTAGCTATCTTATCTTCTACTTTTCTACTCATACTCATTACAAAGTCAGCTGTCATAACTTTACTATAATCTTCTGCAACCTTATCAGCTCCAATCACATCTTCTTCTAATGCTGAACGATTTGCTTGTGATGCTGTCCATATTGGTACCTCTAACTCACCAGCAAGTCCTCGTAAATCCTCATAGATATTTCCTAGTGCATGACGTTTTTCTTTGAAGTTACCAGTAGGCATCAATATATCGGCATAATCAACAATAACCATATCTGGTTTAGTACCACTTAGTTCAATCTGTTTCAGATGAGATGCTAAAGTTTGAACTGAAGCCGCTTTAGTTGGAAAATATTTAATCAATAATCTACCTGGTAGTTTCTCTATTTTATTTGTTACTTCATCTTTATAGTATTTTATATTTGCAGTAGTGACACCACTAAAGATAGAATCATATCTAAGACCAACATAATTTTCATTTAACTCTAATGTATAATGAACTATCGTTTTATCTTCTTTTAATGAACCTGCACCTAATGCCTGTAGTGTCCAAGATTTACCAATACCAGCTGGTGCAACAATAACACCAAGTTCACCTTGACCTAGACCACCATCCATAATTTCATTTATTACGTCCCACGGTGTTTTAACTGTAGTTCTTGCTGATTCTTCAAGTCTTTGTTCGAGTGAAGTTATATAATCGTGACCTAAGTCTCTTGTTGTACCTGCTTTCATTGCTTCATCTATTATTGATTTGATACCATCATAATCTTTGTTTTCTAACATATCAACTGAATCTAAGATTGCATTTTTAAGTGTTTGATTTTTACAAAAATCCAAAGTTTGTTCTTGGACAAATTCTAAGTCAGTAGCCTCGATATTCTTCCAAACTTCTCTAAGTTTATCTACAGCTCCACTCTTTAAAACATCGTTATCTATTTCATCTATTTTATATTTTATAACTTCAAGTGTTGGTTGTTTTTTATATTTAAAATAATAATCTTGTACGTTCTTTACTAACCATTTATTTGAGTCTGAATCAAACATTGATGGACTCAATATGTCACTAATGGTTTGAATGAACTTAATATTACTTAATAGAGAAGCAATAATCTTTGCTTGAAACGAAGTCCCGAATTGTGTTAGTGTTTCACTCATTTGTTTTCTCTGCGTAACGATTTAATTGATTAAAATTTGTTAACAACCAGCTATTGATGTTAGGTAGTGCTGTATATAATTTATCTTCTAAAAACATTTTTTCAAATTGAAACTTAACTAATCGATTGATTGGTTGATGTATTCTATCGATTATTTTTGTTTTAGTAGAACCTGATATATGTACGTCTGACAATTGCATCAGTTTGTAATTTAACTCTATAACATCTTTAGCTTCTGGTAATTCAGTAATTACCTCATCTATATTAACTATTCGATTTTCTTTCAAAAACGGCAATTTTTTTCTTATTGTTTTTAAACCTAAACCTCTTACACCTGATATATTATCTGACTTATCACCATCTAACACTCTGTACCAAATATAGTTGTGAGATGAGATACCATATTCATCTAATACACTTTGTTCATCATAGATTTTCTTTTTAGTTGGACTCCATATTTTTATTCTACCATTTGCCAATTGAAGAAAATCTTTATCAGTTGACATAATTGTTATTTGTGATTCAGTTAATACTTGTCTACACAAATACCCAATAGTATCATCAGCTTCAATATTATCATATGACATCACAGTTACAGGTAATGCATCTAAATACTCTACTATACGTTGTAACTGCATTATCATGTTTTGTTTCTCATCCTCTTTAGAGGCAAAATCATAAGTACGGTTTACTCTGTATTTTGTTTTTCTGTTTTGTTTGTATTCAGGATAAAGTTTACGACGGTGTTTAGACCCACCTTTGCCATCAAATACTATGATAACACGAGTAGGTCTAAACATATTTATTGTGTAACCTATACTTCTTAGAAAACCAACTATTCCACCAACGTGAATACCATCATCGTTAGTAGTTGGTATAACACTAAACACTCTTATGAAAGTATTTAGACCATCTATTATAAGTACTTTATCATTAGGTTGACCACTGTCTAGTGAGCCACCTTTCTTTTTTATTTCATCTAAAATAGAAAGATATTTTTTATTACTCACTAACTTCCTCTTCTACAACTACATCATCAATTCCAAAGTTCTTTTCATATTTGAGAATTACTTTATCACAGATTAAGTTGTAACAATACTCTCTGAACTCTTCATCTTTGAGTTGTTCACTCCAATCTTTTGATTGAAACTTGAGTTCTTTACCCTTATGGTTATCCATAGTGTACCACGCACCGCCTTGTTTGACAAGTTTATGGTCTTTCATAACTTTTAACCAACTACCATCATCATCGATACCTGTTTCAAAGTAAAGTTCAAAGTCAGCATGTCTCATTGGAGGCCCTAGTCTATTTTTAATAACTTGAGCTCTCATCTTCATACCAATATTGTTATTCTTCTTATCTTTAATTTGACCAAGATTTTTTAATCTGATTCTAGTTGAAGCATGAAATGGTAATGCTTTACCACCTGAAGTTGTCCATGGGTCACCAAACATAACACCGAGTTTTTGTCTGAGTTGATTTGTAAACACAAGAGCTATCTTTTGTCTACCAATCATCTGAGTAATCTTTCTCATTGCTTTTGAAAGAATGATTGCTTTACTTGTAGCCCAACCATCTTTATCAAACTCAGCCTCTAACTCAACTTTAGTTGTTGCAGCCGCAAGTGAATCGACCAAGATAGTAACTAATCTATCTTTATCACTTTCACGAACTTTTGCAACTATCTCTTCAATAGCTGAAAAGATATCTTCTACTGTTTCTAAATGTAAATATAACATATTATCTACATCGACACCAATAGAACCAAGAAACTCTGTACTCACTGCAGTCTCTGTATCAATATACACAGCAACTCCACCTTTCTTTTGAGTCTCAGCCAACATATGAGCTCCAAGTAATGATTTACCACTACTCTCAAGTCCATTTAGTTCTGTAATTCTACCAACTGCAATACCACCATTTGGTTTGTTTGATATTGCTAAGTCTAACATCGTAGACCCTGTAGATACAAAATCTTTTATGTCTGTTGGTGTTGTGTCTGTACCATCCAAGAAGTATGCAACTTTCATATCCTTGAATTGTTTATTTATAGTGTCTGCTAAGACACCTGCTAATTCATCTCTTGTTGACATAAATTATCTCCAATTAAAGTGTTAGTAAAAATGGGTGGTTAGGCGTACAATAACAGCCTACTCTGGTCTTCAATCTGTAGACTACCACCCACTACATTGTTTTATTTAGCTATTGAACAAATCGTCAAAAGCTGCTGTTGTGTCTGTATTACTATTTGTGTTTGCAGCAACTGGTTGTTCTTTCTCTACAGTTTCTTCTTCTGTTTTTTCAGTAGAACTACCGTTGAGATACTCATTGAGAGCATTCGTCAAATCATCATAAGAAAGTTCCTGATAGATTTCAGTAATATTCTTTTGTGACTCATTGATTGAATCCAACATAGCTGCATCTTCCGTAATTGGAGTTTGATTAGGTTTAACCCTAATTGATGTTGAAGGAAAATTCTTCCCAGTCTCTTCAGCTGTTTTGAACTCTACAGCAACATCACGACCATTTACTGAATCTGTGATATCACCATAATCTGGGTCTGCTATAATAGAAAGTAGTTCTTGATAAACTGTCTTTCCAAATCCCCAAAACTTAACACCTTGATTCTCTTCACCACGTACAACGACTGGAGCAAAAGTTCTCATTTTTGCTTCAACCTTTTTACCAAGACGATAGTCATCTTTTGAACCAGTTGATTTGAGTTTTTGTGCAAACTCCTCAATTGGGTCTGGACGACCAAATGATATTGGTGAAAGATAATTCTTACCACCTAAATCATAGTGAAAGTACAACTCAATAAAAGGGTTGTCCGCATTAAATTTATAAGGGACAATCCTAAGTACTTGTGTACCTGGTTGTGGTTTCCAAAGATTTGATGTTCGAGTGTTTGTAGTCTGAAGTTGACTAAGACGACTTTTGATTGCGTTTAAATCCATTTTTATTCTCCATTAGTTAATTAGTTAATTGGTAATTGGTAATCAGTATAACCTGATACATAAATAAGTATAATGAATCGTTTCAAAATACAATTTTATTTTTCAGTTTTGTCCCAAGTTTTGACATCTACTATTGTGTAAATTCTTGTTGGTATTTTATTTAGTCCATTTTCATTTGTTAGTAATAGTGAGTTCTTATAATTTTCCCATTCAATAGGAAACGATTTATCAAGTTTACCACCATTTAGTTCACGGATTAAATCGTTCAGAGCATTAATCGTATAAAGTGTGTTTGTATTCTTTTTTCTATGTAATGAAATAGTATCTGGTATACCTTGCATAAAGTCTTCATCATACTCTACATTATAAGTACATATTAATTGATGATGGTCGTTCTCATTTGAGAATACATAAATCTTATCAAACACGATTTCATTACAAGCTATGATAACATCAATAGTTTCATTGAAATGATTTCTTTTTGTGAATGTACAGAGCAATTGTGTTTTCATTTTAAATTTCCTCAAACGTTGGATAGCTAGCTAAATCTACTGGTTCTACACTAGCAAAACTAACTTTACCAGAAATAGCTTTTTTCTCACCTTCTTTGACTCCAAAGTTTACAATAGTTTTACCCTTAGGCCCTACTACAAGTATTTGCACACCTTTTAGTCTTAAATCAATATTAGAAACATCTAACTCTGGATGTTTATCCATTATAATAGACTTTTTAGCTGTAGTAATTGCCATTAACATTTTTGTATCTTTATCATTAAACCCTAATATTTTCAATATATTTTCACCAAAACTTGTTGTTTTAGTATATTTTTTCAAAACTTTATAAGTTATTTCTGCTAGTCTTGGGTTTATTGGTTTACGAGCTTCCCCTCTTAACTTACCAAATTTCTCATACGCTTTTATATCTTTATCTTTTTTTGCCTGTCTTCTATTTTTGTCAATTTCTTTTGCTTTATTAATCATTTTTTGTAACCTACTATCATTTGCGATAGTACTCTTTACTTCATTAGCAGCAGACTCACCGGCAAGATGTCTAGCTAACCCTACTGGTGAAGTATTTGCTAAACCTACACTTTTACCACTATATAACTTTAATGAATAAGCATCTAATCTTTCTTTACCTTGTTTCATAACAGCCACTTGAATATCAGCTTTAAATTCAACTCCTCCTTGAAAAGCCAAATTATCAAGATACGCACCAATAATAACAGCATCCTCATTTATAACACTACCTATTAAATATCTAGCCATATCTTTACTACCAGTATCTATTATTTTTTTAGCGGCTGCATAATTACTAACTGCGTTTTTTAAATCTTTATCCCATTTTTTTACTATACTATCTACTTGACCTTTAACTGGTTTATATTTTTTAGTTATTTCTACACCTTTTTTACCATCATTTTT